GGATATATCCTGCTTCAGCACCTTTGATATAAGCAGGATCTGCTTTCATTGCTTTTGGTGATTGTGCTTGAAGTATATTCAAGCGAGGAATCATAATGTCATCTTGTGACATATTTTCAGATGCTGATCCTGCATCCTGTAGTAATATAGATTTATCGAAAGCCACTACATTGCTCTCTACTTTTTTCTTTATTTCATTGGCCATAATTTTATCTCCTTATCTTGGCTCTGCGACCTGTATAAATTTTAAACAGATCGTGTGGGATTGATTTCCCTTCAGACAACATTTCTTTTATGTATGCTGTCAATTGTGCAGGATGAACTCCAGTTGATCGTTTGTAGAAAATGCTGCGATCTCTCAATTCCATTGTGAAATTATCACACTCATTATCTTCTGCACGACCAAATTGAACTTCAACATTATTTTTAATTAAGTCACCACCATTATTAGCACGCAACCAATCAAAACATTGATCCTGTCGGACTTGTAATTCTATACGTTCTGTGCCTTTTGCTCTTTCAATAGAGCCAGCACTAGGTATAGAAGCAGAGACAATATCTTCAACTTTAATCTTCGCACCATTGTTTAAAGTAAAGTCTTTGATATTCAGTTCTTGCATTAAATCAGGCAAGGACTGTTCAGCCAACTTCGTAAGATCCTGCTTTTTTCGCTTTAATGACTCTTCAGCTTGTATAATTTCGGTTTGTAAATCATACATCTGTTGAGCCATATCTGCAATTGCACCTAATTCATTTGACGCAGGTGCCACGTCATCAAGCAGATTTATACTCATTTTCTTTCACCTTTCTGAGTTCCAAGGCGACAGGCATGTACCAACCTTTGCGTCGATCCCTCTCACCTTCTTCTACATTGCGTTCCCATCTGAGAACACGGACTGTTGGAGACATTTCAGATGCTATCATACAAGTGATCATAACAGCTATTGGGTCTCCTCCTCCTGGCCAGAGCAAATAATCGTCTGGACTGAAGTTCTTTAATATTCTTTTTGCCTTTTGGATAGATGGTCCAGGAAGAAACTGTGGCTTTTCATTTGGTTCAAATATAACTTCAATCGTTCCATAACGAGTGGCATCAGTTAAATCTGGTGTCCAACCAAATTTATTCTTCACTGGTCTATTAACAACATATACTTTTGGCATATATATCCTTTCTTAACTTTGTTGTGCCACCAGCTTGCCAAGTTCAACCACTAATCAGCTGTACTGAGACAGAGAACAGTCCTTAACTATGTCCACTGCGTAGCACGTTTTATACTATAACCTTTAATTTGTAAATTAGTAAAGTTTTTATATATAGAAAATAAAATCTGGTGATAAAAAAATATTTTATTAAATTACAAAAACATTGGTTACTGTGGTAACTCTAATTGTTTTATTAATTAAAAACAACATCTTATTTATAGTAACCAAAGACAATAATTAGGAGAAACCGAACCCAGTGTTTGGTAACTTTTTTTCTAAGTCATTGTTTTTGTTACGATCTTTTTTCTTTACTTCCCAGAGATAATAAGAGATAATGTCTATATTAATTGAGAAAGGAAATAATATGATCACAAAATTTGCTATAAAAGTCCACGAAGTTATCACTGATACAAAGACTGGACATTCAAATGAATATCAACCTACATATTTTTCAAAGGTTGTTAACACAATTTCAGAGAGAGTTTCAACAACTCAAAGACCAGAAGTTCTTTTTGCAACAAAAAAAGAAGCATGGGAAGTTGTTTCTGGTTTGCCTGCCACTGGCACTCTTGGTCAGTTTTCATATAAATATACTTACAGCATCGAGTCATTAACATATGGTTATGCCAATCACATTGGTTGGTCAGATGTAAATCCATATGAGATTGTAAAAGTTGTGTCTGATAAAACTATTGACATTAGACCTATGGATGCAACAAGAGATGAAAGTTGGAAACCAGAGTTTGTTTCTGGTGGTTATGCTGGTCACTGTGTTAACCAGTGCGATCAAAAGTGGGATGTTGTTTCAAACGATGATGCTCCACTTGTTAGAGCAAGATTAAGAAAGGATGGTTATTATCATTCTGTTATTGGCAAGCACCTTTTAGGTGATAAACCAAGAAAGTTTTACGATTTTAATTTTTAGTTATTGGGGGATTTATTCCCCCAGCATTTGAGAAAGGAGATATTTATGTCAGGTGCAACAGCAAAACAGTTCCAAGAGTGGGAACAAAGAGCAAAGAAATGCTCAATCGATGAGTTGGTTTTTATTTGTAAAGACTGTGCAGAAGCAGAGCTCGCAATGAGAGGTTGGAATCCTGAAAAGGAAAATTATTATGCCGACCAGAGAATGACATATTCTGCTGAACTAACAAGACGGAGGAAGAAATGCAAATAGATTTTGATGAGTCTGAAATGTTAGCAATGGCATGTGTATTAGAATGTCATTATGATAGGATCATGTCTGAGTATGATGATTGTTTTAGTGCTGAAGAACATAAAGAGTTCAAAGGATTGGTTCTGAAAATAGAGAAAACTCTCGAGAAGCATGGTGTAAAAAAAGATTGGAGATCTAGTGAAAAGTTTATAAAAGAGATTAAAAAACTTTGGGATGTAGAAAAATGATAAAAACACTCGGACTAATTTTAATTTGTTGCTTGAGCTTTCTCCTCACAGTTATGGTTTTTGAACTCATGGTTGGTTGTGGCGAGAGAACTTATTTTGCTGAAGGTCATTGGATAACTAATGAATGTTTATTAATCCCTCACGAACAAGCACACGGCAGGTGGAAATAATTTTACTTTTATTTATTTTTAATCTAAAATCAATTTAGAAATAATTTAATTAAAAACATTATTTCCTCCCATTTCAAATATTTAATATTTATTAAACTTAAAGCTCTCCTCACAGAGAGCTTTCTTTTTGCCCAGAAATAAGATATACAGTTTTATAACAGTTAACCACTGGAAACATAGGTTTTTGGAGAAGAATATATGGCTGCAGAGAAAACAAAGAAGATAACAGTCAAAAGACCTGTTAAAGATGGTCGTCCTGTCAATGTTGAAAAGTTTGATGGAAAGTTTAAATCTGTTGAACCAATGAAGAATCAAAAGCCATCAAGAACAAGACCCAATAGATATAAATGGAATCATCATGCGACAATTAATTGGATTATGGGTCAAGCAGATCCAGTAGGTTTTTTGGCCAATGTTATGAATGGCAAAGAAATATTCCCAGTATATTCAGAGTCAGATGGTGAGATACAAAACATTGGAAAGATAGGTGCAGACCCAGAGCTGAGAGTTATGGCAGCAAAAACATTGCTCGGCAAATGTGTCCCAGATTTAAAAGCAGTTGAAGTAAAAGCTCAAATAGAAGAAAAGAAGGTGCTGGATATCAGCAAATTAACAGACAATGACCTTAATACAATCGAGCGAGCTCTTGAGCATGCTGTCATTGACGCAAGTCAAGGCAGAGAGGATGAGGAGGTCATTGAAGACATTCATCCAGGAGAGTTGGCAAACAGTTGAACCAGGACGAGAGTTCTATGACAACTGGCACATTGATGCAATATCAGAACATCTTCAAGCAGTTGTTGAAGGTGATATTCGTCGATTAATAATTAATATCCCTCCGAGACATATGAAATCAATCGCAGTGGCAGTTGCTCTTCCTGCATGGACATGGGCAATACAGCCGCAGAAAAGATTTTTATTCGCATCATATGCAGGTTCATTGTCAATAAGAGATTCAGTTAAATGCAGAAGATTAATTGACAGTGCTTGGTATAAAAAACATTTTGATGGTTCTTTTAAATTAACAACAGACCAAAACCAAAAGCAAAGATTTGAGAATGATAAAACAGGATACAGGATCGCAACATCAGTTGATGGAGCTTTGACAGGGGAAGGTGGTGACATAATTGTTATTGACGATCCGCACAATGTTCGTGAGGCAGAATCAAATACAGTCAGAGAGGGTGTTCTTGATTGGTGGGATCAAGCAATGCAAACAAGATTGAATGACCCAAAGACTGGAGCATTTGTTATCATTATGCAAAGAGTTCACGAGAAAGATTTGACAGGTCATATTTTGGCCAATGACAATGATTGGGATCACCTTTGTATTCCTGCCAGATATGAGATTGGTCATCCAACAGTTTCTAAAAGTTCATTGTTCTTTACAGATCCAAGAACAAAAGAAGGTGAATTATTATGGCCAGAAAGAATAGATGAAAAGACTCTTGATAATTTAGAGAAAAGTCTTGGCACATATGCATCGGCAGGTCAACTGCAACAAAGACCAATGCCCAAAGGTGGTGGTATATTAAGAGCAGAGTGGTGGGTGCCATGGGAGTATGAAGAGTTGCCAGATGTAGAATATGTTATTCAATCTTGGGACACAGCATTTAGCACAAAAGAAAAAACATCATATTCTGCAAGAACAACTTGGGGTGTCT